TTTATTTTGGACGTTGCGGGGCTTTAACTCCCAAAGACGTCCAGGAGATCGCGGCCAAGACCATTACTGGCCGCGTTTACATCTGTGCTCGAGTTTTCTTGGGTCAATGTGGTGGTGATGATTGCGCTGAGGGTATTTGGATGAGAGGTGAGCATGGTATCCTTTTTAGCCCGGAAAGGAACATGCCGACATATAATTCTCATCCTGATATAAATTGGATTTTGGACCGCTCGTGTGAAGAGATTGACGTAGCCCCGCTTGATCTTTGCGGGCCGTATCAAATTACTCGTTGCACGTTGGCGGTTCCTGGAGCTGTTACTTTGCTTCCGGCCAATTACCCTCCCGGACGTGTTGTTAGTCGTACGTTGGTTTACTCTTCATTGTGGTCCTTGTTTCGGCGATCCGAAGAACGTTGGGTGCACATGCCTACTTTGTGCATTCCGGCTCGAAAGTTTCTTACTCGATGCACCACTGGTGTTTCTTTGGATTCGTGTGTTTCAATGGTGACCTCGTCCTTTTCATCTGACGCGGTTATGTCTGAAATGGTTCATCGTTTTCCCGACATGTATATACGCGTATTTCAAGACACGGTCCAAGCGTGTTTGTATGACGGTCGTACCCAAAGCGTGGAACAGATCTTGTTCTTGCGCCGTTGGTTCGCGTCTGATGAAAAGGCCTTAACGGCCGCCCGTAGTGTTGCTCCTTTAGTTCCTACTTGGTTTGTGTTACCTGATAGAATTTCGACTTTGCCTTGGTTACAAGTGTTGTTCGCAATTTTGTTCGTTTTCTTTTTGTATTGGTTGGAGAGCAATTTGGATTGTTTCGATCAGTATGGTAATTTGCAGGTTCCGACTCTCTTGGTAAAAATTTGGACAGGTTTTGTGATTTTTCTCCGCCAGGCCGGTGCCAGTTTTGCCTGGTCGTGGTTTGGGCCCTCTTGGGCCAAGCACGCTTGGTGGGCGGAAGAGATTTCGAAAATTATTTTGCCCAAGTTTAGTGGCGTGATGTGTTCCGTCGAAATTTATCGTAAGAAAGGTTCTAATCGAGTTGTATCTTTAGCTTTCCATTCATTTACCTTCTGGTGCTATTTTGTGTTTGGCTGGTGGGCGCTTCCCTTCTGTGCAGCGTTCCATTGGCTTTGGAATTGTAGCAGTTATAAGCAAGATTTGTGGGAACGTTTTGTTGAGCGATATGAGTTGGGTGTGAGAGATGCAGAATGCTCCCAGCTTATCAATCTTCCGTTAGGGACTAATCTCCCGCCTTTCACCACCGCGACTACCTCGAAACCTAAAGATTTTCGGGGGAGTCTTAAGATTAGAATTGGTGGTGAAGACACGGCGATTGAGGAAGCTTTGGAGCGTCTTCCTGTTGGAGGACGCAATCTCACTTGGCCGTTGATGGCTACGAATGGAATGTTATGGCAACCAGCTAATAATGCCCGCAATTTGTTGGCGGCGGCTGTTTGGCGTACCC